GATTTCTTATGGTGAAGAAGATGGTATCGCAATGTGGGAAGTGCCTTACACAATGATTCCTACTACAGCAGGGAATGATGAGTTTAGTCTCATTTTTGAGTAATTAAATCGTCACTTCTAAGTTTTGGGGGGTTTATACCCCCCTTTTTTTGGGCTATGGTAATAAGGCATATCTTTATTCTTTATGGCATTTATCCGTAGAAAGTCAAAAGCCTATCCTTGGCCTGTTGAAATCAAACGTCCTTCTGAAACAAATCCTGGTGAATTTGATACAGATAAATTCACTGTCAAATTTAAAAGATTATCGAGAAAAGAATTAAACGATTTCGATAAGATCGGGGAAGATAAGGCTTTGGAAAAGATAATTTTAGGATGGAGTGACATAACAGAAGAAGATGGAACTGAAGTACCTTTCACCAAAGCAAATCTGAGAGAGTTTTCAGAGGATGTTGATTTTGTTCAAGGTGTTATAGAAGGTTTTCAAAAGTTTTATTCAGCAGGTAAGGAGGGAAACTAACAGAAGCCGCTATTTACTGGGCTTCTGGCGGCAAGGAAGTAATAGACATGACTCAAGAAGATGCGAAAGCATTTGGAATTGAGGTTCCTAAAAGTCCAGAAGTGAAGGATGAATTTGAAGTATGGGATTGCAATTGGGAAACGGTGTTAGTCTTTATAAAGATGCAGACACAATGGCAAGTTTCTATGTCTGGTTATGTTGGGTTGAAATACGAGGTATTATTAATGGCTGGAGGACTGTTTGACCTCTACAATATAGAAGATCGTTTTGACGTGTTAGAAGGACTTCAAATTATGGAAGTAGCTGCGTTGAAAGAATTGAATAAGGAGTCTAAATAAATGGCTGCTCAAACTGTCCAAGATCTTGTCATAAAGTTTAAGCAACAAGGTTTTGAAGATTTAGATCAAATAACTAAAGGACTAAAGCAGATTGCGACATTTGCAGGTAAAACTGATAACCAAATCTTAAAGTTAAGAAAAGAAATAAATAATTTTGCCGATAGTAATAGACGTAGTACTGATTCTATTAAGGGGCAAGTATTTGCTTTAAATAAGCTAAAACAATCTGCGACGATTGGAAGTAAAGCTTATAAGACATTAACTGGAGATATTACAAATTTAAACACGCAATTACTGACGTTAAATAATATAGAAAAGACGGCTCAAGCTGCTGCTGCTAGAAGTTCTGGTCTGCCTGACAGAGTTGGCTATAGAAGGGCTGATGATGCTCGTTTGGCTGGTACTGCAAAAAGTATTGCTCAGTTACTAAATCTTCCTCGAAATACTTTAACTGAAAGTAAATATACAGAACAGATTTCTCATTTGAACGAGAAGTTGAGTGGGTTAAGTGTCAATAGTGAAGATTATTCCAAAATTTTAAAGGTTTTAATTGATAAAACTCGTACATATAATCAAGCGTTAGCTTCTACGACTGCAAAAACTCGTAGTAGTGAAGTAAAGAGAAGGATAGGTCAGGCTGGAGGAATAATGGCCTCTTCTGGGGCTTATTCGATTGGTACTTCGGCTGTTGGTTATAACCCATATACGGCTACTGGAAGATCGTCTGTTGAAGGATTGCCAATACAAGGGCCATTCCAAATGGGGCCAGATCGACAGGCTTTCATGGAGCTTCCTTGGGTTGCAAAGGAGTTATCTGCGTTATTAAATTTAAAGAATTATCGAAATGCAAGACAAGAACCTTTAGTACCTCCTTTTGGCATGTTCCCTGGAGGAGATGTCAGTACTCAGACAGTTAAAAGGAAAGATAGCTTATTCCCTGAGACTTTTGTTAAATCTGCTAGAGGATTTAGAAATCAGATTTCCTCAATGGAGGATGTTTTAGAAGATTTAGAGATAGGGACAAAAGATCATATTACTGTCACCAAAGCCTTAAAAAGAGTTCGTCAAGAAGAAACAGATTTAATAAAAAGAACTCAAGAGGCCATAGAAGGTAAGATAAGACTTCAAGGGCCAAGAGGGAGCAGGGCAGCTAGAGGTTTAAGCCAAACTGCTGATGGAACTTTCATTGGATTACCAGGGGCAACTACTGCAACTGGTTTTGGTTCATTTAAAGCTCCAGAAATAAAGAAAGTTGCAAAATCCGTTCAGGAATTGACTGATGAACTTTTAGAAAATACAAAAGCGAGTAACGGTAGTATTAATTCATTAACGAAACAAAGAAATAGGCTAGAAGAGTTAAGAGGCAATTTAGATCCTACAAGTAAAACTTTTGCGAGGCTGACAAATGAGATAAGAAAAACAGATGCTGCTTTGATGAAGCTTAGTGGTAATAAATTTAGTGGTGAAAATTTAAGAAGAACAGGACAATCAATATTAGGAGCTGGTTTTGTTGGTGGGCCTGCGGGATTTTTAGGGGCTGGACTTGGAGCTGGAATAGAAGCTTTAAGGCCAGGTGGTGATATGGCTGGTGGTGCTATCACTGGTGGTCTTATTGCTAGTCAAGTAGCTCGACCCCTTACTGAATTTGTTGGTGGGTCTACTACTTATGCTTCTGATATTGCGAAAGCTCAGACTGCTCTTAAAGGGATAACAGGAACGCAAGAAAATTATAATTTTGCGATGCTTGCGGCTCAAAAGGCCATAAAAGAATATAACGTCCCTCAAGAAGTAGCTATACGAGGTATTACTCGTATGAGTGCTGCTGTTTTAGGTGCTGGTGGAAATATTCATAATGCCACAGAAGCGTTTTTAAATACTACTGCGGCAATAAAAGGTACGGCTGGTGGTGCAGAAGATGTTAAGGCTGCGATAACAGCGATGGTTCAAATCTATTCAAAGGGAAAAGTGAGTGCTGAAGAGCTTTCTGGACAGCTCGGTGAAAGATTTCCTGCTGCCGTAACCAAGTTTGCTGATGCTAATAAGATTTCGACTCAAGAGTTACAAGAAAACTTGAAGAAAGGAGCTGTTGGCTTAGATATGCTTGAGAAGTTCGTAGAGAGTTTAGGAGAGGAATACCATGACCTTGCCAAGGCAATTGCTGAATCTTCTGATGAGGCTGGGGCTAGAGCCACTATTGCTTGGAATAAATTCAGGTTAGATGTTGGTAGAGTTTTAAAGGAAGTTGGAGCGCAATATCAGGGATCGTTTGAAATTTTATTACAAGAAGCAATACCTATTATGAAAAGTCTTTTTACAAGTGTCGCTGGTATTGGTGAGTCACTTTTACCTGCTGTGAAATTGTTGGCTAGTAATTTCCAATTATTAGCAGATGTAGTAGTTATTACTGGAGCTGCTTTCGCTGGGTTAAAGCTTCAGGCTTTAGTTACTTGGTTTGGAACTTTGATTGTCAGCTTAAGGACTGCTACTCTTGCTCAAATAAAATTTAATATTGCAGCAGCAGTAAATCCTTATGTTGCTTTAACTGCTGGAATAGCAACTCTTGTTGTAATGCTAGGCAGATTACAAAGGCGTTGGAATACAACTGCTGCGGCAATGAAGCAGTCTTTATTCGGGATGACTGAAGAAGAGGCTGGGAGAGAATGGTATAAAAATTTACAGGAGATAAATAAAAAGAGGGAAGCTATAGGTCTTGCTCAGAGTACGGGGGGTACGCTTGCTGTAAAAGAGTTGATGAATGAAATTGTTTATTTAGAACGAAGAAATAAAGTTATTAAAGAATATTTGGAAGATCAGGCAAAACTAAAAAAGGGGAAGAAAGAAGAATTTGATCCTATTACTGGATCTGGATCGAGTGGATCTCCTCTACAAAAATATAAGGAAGAATTAGAAAAAACTGGAGAAGCAATTCAAAATTTCTATGTAGGTACGTTCAAAAAAATGGAAGATGCTTTAACTAATTTTGTAATGACAGGTAAGTTGAATTTTAAAGATTTTGCTCGTTCTGTTATTGCAGATATAACAAGGATTGCTATTAGACAAGCCATCATTGCTCCTATTGTTGGAACAATATTTCCTAGCGTTAAAGAGGCAAAAGGAGGTGTTTATTCAAATGGAATCAGACAGTTTGCCAAAGGAGGCATAGTTGATGCCCCCACCTACTTCCCATTTTCCAAGGGAGTTGGCCTGATGGGAGAAGCTGGCCCAGAAGCCATCATGCCTTTGAAGCGTGGTAAGGGAGGAAGGCTTGGTGTTGAATCTTCTGGAGGTAGTGGCACAGTCGTTAATATCTCGGTTGATGCGAAAGGAACCAGTGTCGAAGGGCAAGATACTCAAGCTAAGATGTTGGGTAAGATGCTTTCAACAGCAGTTCAAGCTGAGATAGCAAGACAAA